CTCGATTGGCCTAGCCAGCACATTCCCACACCTAAAACAGTAGTATTCCCTCATGCCTTCATGATCCATGCCACTTCATAAAACGCAGGCCTATTTTCTGAACTATATGAAGCATATCTACCTTGATAGCGTCCGTCTTGGTAAAATCCTTCCATTGTTGCAGACACAGTATCTGCACCACCCGTTGTTCCAGGATTAGTTGCTGAGGTATTAACTCCCCGCAAGAACTTAGCCACCAAATTAGGCGTTCCGTTATTACCATCACAAAGGAGCCATCCTGAAGGAATACTCGCAAGTACACCTGACCATGCAACTATCACTCCAGGGGGCACGAAAGATGGCAATCCTGAAGTTACATTTGTCACGGAAGTTATTGTGCTTCCCCCAGCAACGACAGTTGCCAAGAGCATTGCATCATTTGGCACCGTTGCCGAAGTTGAAATTGTTAGCCAAGTTGCACCGTTGTCAGAATGCAGATAAACGTAATTTGTATTGCTCGCTGTCGCTGTTAGAGATTCAATTGCGCTTGATGTCACCTGAAACATGCCTCCGCTAGCATCCTTCACATAAGCCGTTCCTGCCGCAACATTTAGATCCAATCCGCTGTCAACAGAAACTGTAAATCCAGTTTTTATTCCTTCAGAGAAGAAATCCCCGAAGTATTGTCTAAAATCAGCCGATTTTATATCCTGCCCGGCTGCAACTTTTTTTGTAAATGTCATAATATCCCCTAAAATTCTATTACATAATAAACTGTCATTGTTTTTGTATTATCAAACGTTTTAGTTGGCGAGATTAGTGAATGAGTGAGAAGATCTGTTTCATTATATGCATAAAGCCCAAGCTCCGCCCACGTGCCATAATAGCTTGCTTCGGCGCTATCAAAATAATAAGTTGATTCGGCCTTGTTTGAATAAGTGTTGTTGTGCAAACTGTTTGGTACATATGCTTTCAAATTACCTAATTGTGTGGTTAGGGCCAGATCTGTTGCAGCGACTGCAGTACTGCCAGTGCCCACTGCCAACTTTCCAATCCGGTGTTTGTTGGCATCATAGTCTCCTGTGATCACATCAGCTAAAGCAGCTTTGAGTTTGTTAGTGATCAGATTCTTTTGCCATGATCCTCGTATGATTTTGTCTCTTTCAAGATCATATTCTTCGATCTTGAATTTTCCCAGGTAAGGATTTTTATCGCCCCTTACAAATTCAGTTATGTCCATTTGCTCACGTCCCATTTGGATTTGTTATCATCATATTGTGCATCATAATCTGTTGCAAGCGCAGTTATAGTTTCTGTCAGCGCTATTGTTGGAGTTTCAGTTGTTTCCTTGTAATCTGTTGAAGTTTCTTGCAGCTGCAGTACATTTTCCACTTTGAGCTTTCTGAGTTCTGAAAACAGATTTGCAAATGTGGAGTAAAAATCTTCGGCTGCTGTGCATTCTAATTTCACCCTGGCGATATGCGGATCATTAATTTCATAAGCAACTGATAGTATTGTTTGATCTTCTAAGGTGACATTAGGTATTGAAACTGATATAACTTCCCCAGCTTTCATACGTTTCCCAGGAGGATTAATCTCTAGTTTAGATGCATTTTTGAGTGCATATTCTATTACCTTTTGTTGTGCCAGCATCAGTGCAGTATCTGTATCTTTTATTGAGAAATCAACAATCGGGATATCGGTATAATTATCAAACATTTTTGTTCCAGATGCGCCCTTGACGATCTGCACCCCATAATAAGTTTTGAAGGCGCATTTTCCAGTTGCAGCCGTCCAGGAAGATCCATCGGTAGAGTGTTTGTGGCCATTTGCGGTTGTGTTGTCATGCGCCACTTTGTAAGTATCTGTTACAGTTCCATATTTCTGGAAAACAATCCAGTGCAGCTTAGATGGATCTAATTGCGTGTCAATATAATCAGATTTTACCCACGATCCATCTGTTGATGTATTCTTTGCCAGTATTGATCCAAAGCCGACTATTGCCCCTGTAGGCCCGGAATTGTCTTCAACAATCATGAATCTAAATGCATCGAGTGGGCTTCCAACTTTTTTGATATATGTTTCAATATACAAACAATTTGTTTTTGACGGCGTAAATGATGAAGCATAATATTTATCATGCAAAGAAACTTCAGTTGTTGTCGTTGCCTGACTTTGGTCCAGGAAGCCTTGCTTTCCCCCTACAACAAATACCCTGTCAAAATACTTTGAAGAATCCTTTTTTATTTTTGCGTTTAGGATTTGAGCCGGGGTGATTGAGTGAGAAGGTGTTAAATCTGCAGGATCATAAAAGTGAAGATCATCGTCTTCATCAACATAATAATCAGCGCCAACAAGCTTTGCAATCTTGTCAATAGCCTGGGAAACATACTCCCATGCAAAAGAAATAAATGGTATTTGTTCCTCAAATTCTTCAACATTAGTTGTTGTTATTTCTGGGCAATATCTCGAAACTATATCTTGTATGATATCGCTTGCCGTTGTATTAGAATAATTCTCCGCACCAGATATAACAGTCTGGCCAAACCTAACTGATCCATAATCTTCTCCTGTGAGGATCAATGTATTGTTTCCCCAGGAATCTATCTCAAAGTCAATCCCAGTGATAAGGCCATGGAATACTTTTGTTGTTGCTGGATCATTTTCATCAACATACAAATAGACATCGTTCCCCACGCTAAATGTATCTGAAATAGATCCATCGTTATTATTCAAAATAATTTCAAAGTGATCCGATCTTTTTCCTTTTTCATCAGTGAACTTTGCAGATAGTAGTTTGTAGTTATCTTCAAGTATTATGCCATCCACTTCAATAGACCAGAATAAGACGGTCCGGCCAGAACTTATTATTGAAGTCGATACGCTTGAAGTGGAGTAAATAGTGAGCCATTCCCGCTCTGCCGATGCAATGCCCACTACCGTCACACTTGAAACGGAGTTTAGTGAGATCACTTCAATATCCGTGACCAGTAATGCGGTAAGCGCCACACCCGATGTTGTGGATAGGGGTATGGCAAGAACAAATTGTGATGTGTATGCCGGGACTATTTCCGATGTGGAGCCCAATGCAACACTATAACTTTGGGCGTGGCTAGTTGTCAAAGTTATGGCCGACACGCCTGATAAATTTATGTTTGATTGTAAAACAGATAAAGTCCCTACGCTGGCGCCAGATGTGGATGATACACCAGCGGCCAACAGCCAATTTGCGGTGAACAGAATTTCACTTGTAGTTTGGATGCCTGAGTTGATGTAGCATCCAAAAGGAATACTTGTTGAAGGATCTGAAACTGAAGTTAATGAAATATTGCTTTTATATTCAACTTTTGTTGTGACGCCAATTGTGCTTGTTGAAGAAATATCTATATCTTCAGTTAGTTGTTGGCTTGTATCGGCCCATACCGGATAAACCTGTTTCGGTGAGCTTCCGATTGTTACTGCACCATCTATTGAGATGAAAGAAGAATAATTTGCGGTGTTGTTATAAACTACTTTTATGAAGTCGGCAGTCTTTACATCTGTGAAACACCATACTTCATCAACTATATCTGTTGATAAAAGTGGTGCTGTCCATACTCTATCTTCGCCTATCCACATTTCATCATTTGAATATGAATATGATGTAAAAGTTGTTGTTGATGTAGGATTATCACCATTTAAATATGCATACAATGTTGTTCCAGCAGTAGAAACACTTGTTAATAGTTCAAAATCGGTGCTTGAACTACTCCCACCGATACTGCTGTAGTAACCATCTGTTGGGTAAGTAATAATATTATACCCTGTTGCTGTAATTTTATATTGTTGTCCACTTGCAACTCTGTTTGAAGTTCTACAAGCCATTATAGTTCTTGCAGTTGAGTGATTTGTTGGTTTCACCCACACCATTGTCGTTCTGGCATTATTTGCTCTTGTTGTTGAAAATCCCCAACTTGCCCGTTTTAAATATTTGGTGTTACTAAAACCCGTAGCACCTTTTCCAACAATCCCTGTATCAAAAGTTACACCGCTATCTGTCAATGTTCGTGTATTTCCAGAACTATCGGAAGTATCTTCTAAATGATAAATGGCATAAGCGTTAGTCCAAACATTTGTCTTGCTTTCAGTTCCAGTTATTGCGGGTTGACCATACCATAAATAGATTACAGTATCAGCAGTTGAAGAAAGGTCAACTTTTACATAAAAGATGGCGTTTGTTGCGTTAAATACAACTCCTTCATGATAGAGGGTGGTCTGTCCGGAAGCGTCTGATGAGAACCAAACGCTATCCCCATTATCACCCGTTGCAAATAAATCAGGGTGAGAAGTAGAATTGAATTTCACCAATACCGGAACATTCGAGGTAGCACCGCTAATGTAAGCATCAGCGTTAATTACTATCCTTCTTCTTCGTGGTTGTCCGGTAATGGCCAATTATGAAACCTCCAAAATTATTTTTCTATTGAAGGTTTCGGCATGAGTAGTTTTACTTTTGCCAATTCTGTTGCATATTCTTCGGCAGTAATCAATCCCAAGTCCAAGTATCGTTTCTTTTGTTCCAATCCCTGAACTGCATTTTGGAAGATTTGCTCTGCTGTTGGTGTAGTTTCAATCGGTGTCTTTATCGTGTCTGTTGGAGTAAATGTTGTCGGCAAATCAAAAGCACCTGATTTATCGGTAGCGATTTGATTGATATTCCACCTATTTCTTCCGGCCTCTAAAAGTTTCTGCATTGCATCCTTTTGAGTTTCTTCCGTCATTAGAAAATCAGAAGCAACTCTCTGCTCAAATTTTATCTTTGTGTTGGTGTCTTTTCCATCTGGGTAATAAAGACCTGTAAATATGATGATATTCCCATTGACCCGTTTCTCAATTATTTCAACTTTATCCGTTCTAATCCCTCCTTTTTATGTTGCACATTCAAATCTAAATTCAATTCCTTCAACTTGGACATCAGCATCGCAGTCATCACTTGCAACTTTTCTTCTCAATTTTAGGCAACACATATCCCCTGCAGCGAGGCCATGCGATGCTGCAGCTATTGTCAAAGTGGAGTAGGTGTAATCGTTTGCTGTTCCGTCAACATTCTCGGCAGTATGTGCAACGAAACTGTCTGCAGGATCTTCATCCTCACTATCGCCCGTTCCGACTATTGAAACTTCCCAACAAATTGTTCCGCTTGTTGCGGTTGTCCTATTTGGGATTGTAAAAGTTATTCCTTTTGTAGCATCAAAGAAACTTGGTAATTTGAACGTATCCCATACTGCCGTTTCTGCTGTTGTCTTATCAAATGCCAGAACATCCCGTTTATGATTTGTTCCATAAAGTAGCTTTTCTGGCTTGTTTGTTGCGGTCTGATTCTCGTCCTTTGCACCAAACCACATACTCGCATATTTTTCTCCAGCCATGGTGAAGCACCCTTACGCTCTGCCTTTTGTGACTGTGAAAGTGACCTGCAAAGTATCTCCGCTTGCAAGATTTTTTGCTGATGCAAACTTTGCCCTTGCGTACATGTTACCTGCAGGATCCC